TTTAAAACTTTTTTTATTTTTTCCTCTTGTTCAATCTTTTCTTGTTGTCTTTCTTCTCTTTTTATTCTTCTTGTTTCAAGTGCTTTTTCCCAAGCTAAAATTTGTGCTGGTGTTCTTTCTTTTTTTGGTGCATTAGGGTCTTTTGGTTTTATATTATAAATTCTTTTTTTTTTAGGTTTTTCAATTTGTTCTTCTTCTTCTTCTTCTTGTTCAATTTGTTCTTCTTCTTGTTCTTCTTCTTGTTCTTCTTCTTGTTCTTCTTCTTCGGGTTCAATTTCTTCTAAAACTTTTATATTTTTCTTTACTCTTGACATTGTATATATAATAGATATAGAAAAAAATTTAAAATAAAAATCTCTATAGAATATATAATGGAAATTAATAATAACATTCAAAAACCAAACCCTGAATTAAAAGAAAGTCAAGTAATAGAACAACAACTTATTGCGGAAGAAGATGGAACATATTATTCTATTGAACAAATATCGCAATTATTACCGGATGCTACAGAAATAATGCATTTAATTTTTTATTTACAAATAAACAAAAATATTTTAACAGAGACAGAACAAGAAATTATAAAAATAAAAATTGAAAGAATGAAAAAATCTCATTATATAAAATTAAATAAAGATTTAAAAGAACATGAACTTTTAGAAGAAAATAAAACCTAGTAATTTTTTAAAAAAAGTTCTATATTATATATATGTTACACCAACAAAAAGATACGCGATTAATAACTTTATCAAGTAATGATTCTGTTAAATTAAATGGTTCATATAATAGTAATGTATTTTTCAATATTCCTGATATAATTGTAGATAATGAGAATATTTTACATTTAGAAGTTACATTAATAGATGCTCAAATTCCTGTTTCTTGGTTTTTAATCAATAATGAAACAAACAGATTAAATTATATTTATAATAGTACATCATTTTATATTGAATTAACTAACGGAAACTATAATGCTAATACTTTAATTACTGAAATGACAAATAAATTTTCTGATAATGGATTATCTGTTGTTATAACTTTATCACAAATAACAGGATTACTTTTATTTAAATTTGTAAATCCTATTACAGCTATAGAATTTGTTTATCTTGGTTCTATAGGATTATTTAGAATATTAGGATTTAATGAAGAAAATGTTTCTGGATTTAATATTGTTCCACCAAATCCCCTTAATTTATTAGGAGTTCAAAAATTGAACATTTCTTCAGAAAATTTAGCTACTATTTCTTCCTATAGTAGTCGAAAAACCATAGGAAATAATATATTAGGAACTATTCCTGTAGATGTTCCTAGTTGGAATTTAATTACATATAGTAATAAAAATAATATTCATGGAAGAATGAAATCAAGAAATTTAAATAATATAGATATTCAAATTACGGATGAATTTTCGCGATACATCGAATTTAATAATATAAACTGGAATCTTACTATCCAAATTGTTATTTTTAGATTAGATAGTTTAAGCTATAAAGTATTATCTTTAGATTCTTCTAAAAATAATTTTAAAATAGAAAATCCTGAAAATAAAGAAAAATCTGAAAATAAAGAAAAATCTGAAAATAAAGAAAAAATGAAACCTTCTAAAAATAAATTAGAATTAGAATATTTACAACAAAAATAAAAATCTTATATATAAGTATAAATGTCAGTTTTACCGAAAGAAGTAGATTACACAAAACCCGCACAGCTACCAAGCTCAGTTAGAAGTTCTAGTTTAGTTGCTATTCCTCAAGGAGGAAGAAATGGATACACTCAAGGAAATCAAATTATGATTCCATTAGTTCAATATGGTTATTTTGTACCAAACTCAGGGTATTTAAATGCTAAAATTAGTTATACAGGTGCAGCAACTGCTGGTTCTTTATTATCTGTTGTTGCTCAAGCTTGGATTTCAAGATTAGATACATTCATTAATAGTCAATCTGTTGAAACTCAAAATCAAGCAGGTGCTATGAACTGTATGTTGTTAAACTCAAAAATGTCTATTGCTGATAAATGGGGGTTATCTTATCCTTTTGGAGTTACAGTAGAAGCTGGAAACGCAAACGCTGTTGATTCTCATTCAAAAACTGGGGCTACAACACATGTAATTTATATTTCTACTCCTCTTAATTGCATTTTCCAAAATGCTGATAAGATGTTACCTTTAAGAATGGGTGAAAGTAGAATTGTTTTAACCGTAAATGATATTGCTAATTTTTCCGCATTAGATAATGAGGGAGAACCAAGTACTTTTTCTAATCTTCAAATTGATGAAGTTGAGTTTCATTATGATATAGTTGAATTTGATGCAATGACTGATAATTTAATTTTAGGTGCTCAAGCTGATGAAGCTGGTGACCTTTATTTTAAATCAGAATCTTATTCCTCTTCAAGTGCTCAAATTAATGCTAATACTACTGGATTTGTTGAAATTCCATTTGCTAACTCTCTCGCATCTATTAAATCAATTTATGGTTTATTTACGAGAGTTGATAGATATAAATTCTTTGCAGCATATGACCCTACTAATAGTAATGGTTCTGTTCAATTTACTATTGCTGGAAACAATTTTCCTGCTAAAGCTCTTGATACAATCAATAACAGACCTTCTGTTGTTCTTGAACATCTTGCAGCAATTCATGGAACTAAAACCTCACCTGAAACTGCTAGATGTTGTTTAAGTGCTCTTAATTTCAGAAATGCTGATGTAGATGGTGGTGCAACTGACCCTATTAAAGATTTATCTAAAGCGTATTTTGGTGTTTCTACTGAAAAAATATCTGGTTCTTACCTTTTAACTGGCGTTTCAAGTCAAAATTCTAATTCGACTGTAAGAGTACAAATCGGAACAGCAACAGATACAGGATTAAATTTATTGTGTATCTTCAATTATGATGCTCTTATTAAATATAATCCATCTACTGGACAAGTTCAAGTTCTCAAGTAAAGAAAACTACGTTTTCCTTACGAACCTTTCATTTTAGTAAAAATCTTTTTTGGGAACTTTTTTGAAAAAAAGTTCTTCTTATAATATAGAATGTCAATTAATATAAAAATATTAAGAAAACCTGAAATACCAATTATGTCCGTACATTGTGACGGAAAATTAAATAATGAATTAGAAAAATATGAAATGACCAAACATTTAAACAAACATAGTTGCAATTTAGTAATTGGACGCCCGGGCTCTGGTAAATCTTCACTACTATGGGGATTTTTTAAATCTAAATTATATAAAAAAACATTTGATAAAATTATTTATTTTGCACCTGCTCAAAGTCAAGGTTCTGTAAAAGATAATATTTTTTCTTCTCTTCCAAGTAATCAAAAATTTTATGAACTCACACTAGAAAATTTAACAGACGCATTAAGTCAATTTAAATCAATGGGTGATGATGAAAATGGATGTTTAATATTGGATGACCAAACTGCATATTTAAAAAACGCTGATACTTTAAAATTATTTAAGGAAATTTTATTCAATAAAAGACATTTACATTTAACTGTTTTTTTCTGTGTTCAAACCTTTTTTTCAGTTCCAAAAGATTTAAGACGAGTTTTTGATTCGGTTTTTATTTTCAAAACTTCAAAGGATGAATTACAGAATATCTTCAATGAATTAGTTGAAGTACATAAGGACATAGTGCTTCCAATTTCTAAGGTGGTTTATGACAAACCTTATAATTATCTTATGATAAATCTCCCTACCCAAAAAATGTATAAAAAATTTGATGAAATAGAAATAAATTATTAGTTGCAGGGGAATATCCCCTGCGACCCCTTTTTGGGAACTTTTTTTTAAAAAGTTCGGAGGGGAATATCCCCTTTTAAGAAATTTTTATATTTATATATATTATAAATAAATGTCATTCTTTAAAAAAATAGGAAGAGGTCTAAAAAAAGGAGTTTCAAAAGTTGGTTCAATTTTTAAAAAAGGTGGTTCTGAAATCGGTTCAGCATTAAAAAAATCTGGTTCTGCTATAGGACAAGGTATAGGTTCTTTAGCAGGTGGTGCTATTGGTAGTTCATTAGCTGAAGGTGTAGCATTAGCAATTGCACCTGAATTTGCTGTTCCTGCTATGGCTATTGGCGGTATTATTGGTTCAAAAACAGGTGGAGAACTTGGAAAACGTACAGGAAAAGTAATAACTACTGATAGACCTAAACCAAGTATTGTTTTACATAATACAGTACATAGAGGAATACCTGACGGAAAATATTTTAGACAATCATCAGGTGGTGGTAGATTAGGAGAAAATGGAGGAGGTCAAAGAAAATTTGATTTTGATGATATGTCTTTATTTGATTCTCAATTTAAACCATCTGTACCTGTTAAAAATATGTTAGAAAGGAGTAAGCCAAATCCAAAACCTGAAAGAATTCAAATTGTTTAAGCAGGGGATATCCCCTGCGACCCCTTCTTTTTAAAAAGTTCTAAGAATTTTTTATATTTATATATATTATATAATGACAATTAATTTAGTTCTTAACAGTGATAAAAGTTTATATTATAATGCAGGATTAGCTCGTTTCTATGTAAATTGGTCTCAATTTTATGAAGATGACCCAACAGCTCAATATGATGTTTCATTTTCATTTCAATCAATACCTGACTCATCAGTTAATGATGAAGATTTATACGTAGTTTCTCTTGATAATCTTGGTTCAACTATGAAAACTATTACAACAATAGGTCAAAATGGTATTGGTTCTACAAGTTCGACTATAATAGGATTAGTAAAACCTGAAAGAGTACAAAATGCTGCAGAAAATAAATTAATAGCAAATTATTTAGATAACGCACCTGTAAGAATTATTGGACGACCACAAGAAAACCAAATTGAAGTTTCATTTAAAGACCTTGATGATGTACTAGCAAATAAAGAACCTCATTTTTTAATGATATTGAGATTTGAAAAAGTAGGGGTATAATCCACTTTTTTAAAAAAAGTTTTTATATGTAATATATATATAAATGTTTAGTGGTTTAAAATTGTTTACTAAAGGAGTTTCTAAAGTAGCATCTTTATTCAAAAAGGGAAATGACCCTAAAAAATTATTAACAAAAGGTTCATTAGATTTACATGATACTATAAAAAATAGTTACAATCCTGATGAAAATTATGGAAAACAACAAGGTTATGAAATGGATAAAGAATTATCAAATCATAACCAACAAATTTTATATAATAAAAAAACTGGTCATATGGTAATGAGTGTCGCAGGTACACACACACCTCAAGACGTACTAGTTGACGCTCAGCTCATGGCTGGGAATCTAAAAAAAACTGATAGATATAGAGAAGCAGAAATGACACTTAAAAAAGCAAAAGCTAAATACAATCCATCATCAACTACTGGAGTAGCCCATAGTTTGGGAGGTTCCATTATTTCAAAATTAGATTTAGATAAAAAAGTAACATTAGATAAAGGTGCAGAACCTGGTGCATCTACAGGAAAAACAGAAATAGCTTTAAGAAGTTCAGGAGATATAGTAAGCGCATTTAGTTCTGGAAATAAACATATGACAACCATACATAAAGGAGGATTTAATTTATTTTCATTTTCACCTTCTACGTGGTTAAAAGCTCACGATGTTAGTAATATAAAAAATAGTAAATTTAAAGTACCTGGTTCATAAGTGCAGGGGATATCCCCTGCGACCCCTTTTAATAAAGGAAAGGTTCGTAAGGAAAACGTAGTTTTCTTTACTTTAATAATTAAGTTTAAAGTATTTAAAAAAAATATATTATATAAATATATATGGAAGGTATAATATATAAAATTTATTTTACTAATAATAATAAAATTTATATAGGAAGTACATTTCGAACATTACGTGAACGTAAAACGGAACATCATTCAAGATGTTATAATAGTAAATGTGACGCATATAATAAAAAATTATATAAATATATTAGAAATAATAATGACTGGGAAAATATTAAATTTGAAATTATTAAAAAATTTAATTTTATTAATAAAAAAGATTTACATAATCTTGAAAGAAATTATATTAGAAATTGTTCATTTTCTTTAAATGTATCTGGTTGTAATGAATTTATTTTAGGAAATTATTTCTTAAAAAAATATTATTAATTTTTTTTAAATAAAATATATATAAGAAAAAAATCTTATTTATATATATAATGGACGAACCAAAAATAGAGGAACCAAAAAAAATAAGAGGAAGACCAAAAGGAACTTTTAAAGAAAATAATAAAACTGATGAAAAAGATTATTATAATAAGAGATATCACGCAACTAATACATTTATGAGATGCGAAGACTGTTTATGTGTATTTAGAAAAAAAAGTTTAAGAAAACATTTAACAACTAAAATACATATAGAGGGGATGAAAATGAAAGAAGAAGGAATTTAATTTTTTAAAAATAAATAAAAAAATGAATCAATTTAATTTTTTATTAAATATTTAATACTTAAAAAAAAAGTACTTAAGAAAAAAAATATATTGTTAACATATATATGGATAATACAATTTATAATTTACAGACTAAAAGAAATATTTCTTTACCTAAAGCAGTTAAATCTTATGGTGTTAAATCAATAAAAGACAGTACAAAATTTCGTATTCCTGAAGATAAAATAGCAGTCTTTGATAATGGTCGTTATAAATTATTATCTCGTACTAAAGTTTCAAATATTATAAACTCTAAGGAATTTAATCCGGTTAATATATTGTCAAGTAATTTCATCATAAACGAAAAAAATAAATTAGAAAAACCTACAATAAAACCTATTGAATCATTAACTATATTGCGTCAATCTAAATCTAAAGTTTTAAATTCTAAAGATAAACAAAACCCTTATTTATTGCTTGACTTTTTACGTGCTAATAATATTTCAGGTAGTGGAAAATTTCTAGTTACTCAAAATGGAAAAGTTATTTATGAAAATGATTTAACTATAGGAAATAATTTAACTAAGTGGTGGAAAGAAGGAGGGTATTTAACAGGTATAGTAGATAGTGATAAATTTGCTTGGTTCTCTACAAACAATGAAACACAATATTATGGAAATATTACATTTAGAGATAAGGATGGTAAAAAAACAGGAACTCCTAAAATAATTCCTCGTACTGGTAAGGACGCAGACAAAATAATAAATCAGGTATTTGATGAAAGAACAACAATAATTTTTACCCCTAATGTAAATGTTGATTTAAAAAAAATACAACAAGTATTTAGAGATAATATAACAAGTACATGTTTTTTTGATAATGCTATAGATATATTAAGTAAAAAAAAAGAAACAAAAACACAAAAAGATTTAATTAAAAAATTAACTAAATTAAAAAATATTTATCCTAATGGTGTTACTGAAGAAGATTTGCAAAATATTTGTAATACGAGTCAATTAAATGTATATATAACAGACGCATTAAATAATGATTTTAGGAAATTTAAATGTAATAAAAAAGATTATATTTCAATTAATTTAATTAATGACAAATTCAATCATTTAAGTAAAAATGAATTTATTGATTTTAACAGTAATATTATTGAAGTAAAAGAACAAGAAGATATGCAAAAAATATTTTTGAATAACATAGGACAAAAACATTTTTATTATATAGGTTCATTAAATAATTTATTAAACATATATACAAGCGAAGGAACATATAAATATATAAATCCTGAAAATGAAATTATAAACGAATTTAATAAAGAAATAAAAATTTTTAATTATTCATTAGATTTATGTAATTCATCAGATAAACAAAAATATAATTTTATTTCTAAAGGTGTTAATTATTTTAGTCATTGTTTGATTAATGAAGATAATGAATGTAATGATAATATAAACTATAAAGAATATGATATGAGAAACGCATATATTCAATATAAAAAAAATAAACATTATTTAGGTTTTTGTAATATTATGACTCATATTGTAAATGTTGATAATGAATGGGATATTAAAAAATATGTAGGTTATTATAATGTTCAAATATTAGATTTCGAAAATAATAATACTGAAAAAATATTTAATGGTTTAGGAATTAAAAAAAATGAATATTATGTTTTATCTTCTATTATGTTATTACATTTTAGAGATTGGAAAATTAATTTTAATTTAATATCTGGTTGCTATTCATTTGATTCTATTGATATTGATTTAACTAATGAAATTATACAAAATAAATTATATTGTAAATGGACTGGTAAATTAAACAGTGTTAATTATTCTAATAATATTAACGTATTAGGAAACTGGGAACTTGCTGAAACATTGAGAAATAATTATGAAAATGTTTCGTGTAATAAATATTTTAATTCTATATATGAATCAAGCGAAAAAAAAATGGATTTAGACGATGAATTACAAGAAATAAGAATTACATTTGATAAAAAGAAAGTAAATTATTTAGGACATATTGGCGGGTTCATTACTGATTATACAAGAACGACTGTTATAGATAAATTATTAAATTATAATTTTGAAGATATTATAGGTTTTAAATTAGATGGGTTTGTTATTAAAAGTGATTTTAAACAAGATGAAATATTTATTAATGATAAAACGCCATTACATCATGTTAAAAATTGTATTCATAATAATAAATCTTTATGGACATTAAAACCTGTTAAATATACATTTGATTGGGGTTATACTATTTTTCAAGATTCTGATTTAATTAATGGTATTGATAAATTTAAAAATAAATATGAATTAGTAACAGGAGTTGGTGGTGCTGGTAAAACGACTTCTATTTTTTGTAAAGATTATGGTTATGGTTGGGAGGATACATTATTTATAGCAGGTAATTGGAAATTAATTACTGAAAAAATAAACGAATATAATATTAAAGGTATTACTATACATCAGTTAATAGGTGAATGCTGTCAATCATATGGTTTAAGTAATAAACACCCATCTAAGATTATATATGATGAATGTAATACTTATAGTAAAGAGTGGATTGAACAAGCATTCGAACTATACCCAAATAGCCAACATATTTTATTGGGTGATATGGAAATAAAAAATAATAATTTAAATTATTTTCAATGTAGCGGAAAAGATGTTAATGTTATTGATTTAGATTTTTTTAAAAAATATAATTTACATATTGAACATAACCCTAATAATTATCGTTGTAAAGATAAAAAACTTTTAGAAATATTAAATAAAGTTAGAGAATTACAACTTAAAGGACTTTATAAAACTAAAGAATATATTAAACAAGAATTTGAAATAATAACTATAGATAAATTAAAAGAAAATTATGATTATAAAAATGATTGGGTTTTATGTAGTACTACGAATGATACATGTAAAGAAAAACCACAAACTAAATTTTACTCAGAATTATTACAAGGTAAAAAATATTTAGTAAAGCGTCATAATGCTATGGATATAAAAAAAAGATTAGATGGTTTAGATTCTAAATTAAAAGGTGAAATAGTTATAGACCCTGATAAGCTATTAGAAAAGTATGAACAAAGAGACGCATTTACTATTCATTCATTTCAAGGTTTAACAGTTAAACAAGGACAAACTTTATATTTTGATATAAACCGTTTATTTGATGTTAGACAAATATACACAGCATTAAGTAGGGTTGAATATTTTGAACAGATTAAATTAATTTGTTAAAGCAGGGGATATCCCCTGCGACCCCTTTTTTTAAAAAATCTTTT